TTAAATATCCTGCTGTTGATGATGTTGCTGTTATTGCATTTCCATTAGGTGCTCCACCAGCACATGAAACATACCCGCTAGTAGTAACACTACCAGCACCAATTTGCAATAATAAATTTGAAGTTCCGCTTGTTGAAACACCATTAAACATAACAGTAATTCTTTTTGCCCATGATGGAATACTTGTAAAGTCAATGCTAGTTCCAGAAGTAGAAGCTACTACAGTCCCACCTTGAATACCATTATATACAGCACCAGAGTTAGTTGTAACTCCTGCTGAACCGTTAATTATTACACTCATACTAAACTCCTTGTAATGCGTCTATTTGTGCTTGAATTTGAGCTATTTGAGCCTGTAGGCTATTAACAGTCGGCTTGTTTTTTTCTATTTCTAAAAGACCTGCTTCAATTGATGCAATTTCTTCAGGTGTGTATGCTTTAGTAATTGTAGTAATTTCACCTGTAATTACGTCTACATTAGTTATGATATTATCCATTTGTTATCCTTCATACATTATGTTAATTGAGCCAGCGTCAAAAGTATCTGTACCGTTGACTGTAGTTATGCGGAGCTGAGTTAAAACATCTGATAATGTTTTAGTGCCTGTAATTGTATTCATTGTTGAAGCATCTGCCATTCCAATATTTGCAGAAGCAACCCAAATATTTCCACTTATATTTGTTAAAATAAAATGACCACTATAACTTGATGCGGCTACACCTACACCAATACTATCATAACCAACAGTAAATGTTCCTGTCCCTACAGAACCAGCAGAAACTGACCTTAATGCCATTCCTGAATATCCAGTTATTTCAATACCACCGCTATCACCAATTTGAAATCTTAATGCACTTGTTCCGCTTGTACTCACACCACTAAGCATCACAGTAATACGCTTAACCCAGCTAGGAATACTCGTAAAGTCAATACTTGTACCGCTTGTAGATGCTACTGCTGTTGCACTTACTAATGGAGATAAAGTTCCTGTAGCTGCTGCTAATGTGAGTGTATTACTTCCTGCTACTAATGGAGCTGATACGGTTAATGTACCACTTGTATCACCAGTTAAAATTATACTTGACATGATAGCTCCTTTAATTCATCTAATGTTGTTGCTGTGTCTACTTTTTTTGTAATATCACGAAGTCTTTGTTTCTCAGCTACAATAGCAGATTTGTCTGTATCTAATTCTAAAGCACGTTGAAATGCTACGTCTTGAGCTTCTAGTAATAGTTTACGTTCTTCACGTAATCTGTCTTTAGTTAAGTCTTTAGCTTTAGCAAAGTTTACAGATACTGCACCGTCTACTAATTCCCAAGCGTTACGGAAGTCACGACTAGGTAATTCTGAATCATCAATAACTGTGCCTTGAGGACAGTCTTTAGCTTTTACATCTTCTATAGGCAATTCGCCAGTAGAATAAACTACTGAAACTCCATTGCCATTATCATAAATAATTACTTGCATATTAATTAGCCTTTAAATTAGTTGTTATAGTGCTGTTTTTAGCGGAAAAATGATACGTAAACATCAGTATTGTCTGCATTTGCAGAAACATAACTATAGGCATTTAATCTAATTGCTGATGTTGTTTTTGTTTGAGCTTGATTGTGATAAACCCCATTAACGCTTGACACCGCTACTGTATTACCTGCTGCAAATATGTAATTAGCATCTGGCATTGCTGTTGTAAAATTAACTGTATAGTCCCCAGTTCCATTATCTGTAATAGAACTTACATTAAAAGAAGCTCTAATTGCTACTGTGCCTGTTCCGTTAAAGTTTACCCATGCACGACAAAATGTGCCTATTTCTGTGCCTGCACTATCTTGGATAGTTGGCGGTGTGCTTGCTACCCCATTTTTAATTACAAGTTGACTTGTAGAAGCCGCCTGTACTGCATCTGCTATGACTGTACCTGCCATGATTTTTCCTTATAAAATAACCCAGCGTGAACCGCTAGGAACTGTTACTGTTATGCCTGAATTGATAGTCAAGTCACCTACTGAAGATGCTGATTTACCAGCAGTAATAGTATAATCTGTAGTGACTATTAAACTATTTTCAACAAATACATTATCTGCACCACCGCCTGTTGCACCTGCACCTAATTGACCCCATGCACTATTAGCATATCCTTCAAAGCGGTCTAATGTAGAATTATAACGTATATATCCTTCTACACCTGTAGATGGTCTTTGTGTGGTTGTGCCTACAGGGACAAGAATAGCATCTGTAGCTGTTACTGATAGTGTAGCATCATTAACTGTGCCTGTAATGGCTGTGCTAGATACTGTTTGTGAAATGCTTACAGTATATGTACCTACTCCACCTGTGCCTGTTACAAATGCTGAAATTGTAGTGCCTGCAGTAACGCCTGTACCAGTCAATAATGAACCAATGTATAAAGCACCGCTTGTTGCTACAGTAATGGTTAATGTAGTACCTGCAATTGCACCTGTACCTACAAAGTTTGTTCTTGATATAGCTAATTTATTTGCAATAGATAATGTATCATCTGTAGAAAAGCTACCATTAACAGTTAAATTATTAAGTGTAACTGCTCCTGTAAATGTGCTTGCACCTGTAAAAGCAGACGTTCCTGTAACAGCTAAGTTTCCACCAACTGTAAAGTTATCACCATCTGTGCCAACTTGTTGGTCTTTAACTTGAGCCATTATCTCACGTATAGCATTATTTACATCACTTGGTGCCATACCTTCTGCAATGTTAATCCCACCTACATCTGTATTACTGGAAGGAGTAGCACTCCATTCGCTAATTTTATTTTTTGGCATAGTATTTTCCTAAACGATTACCCATCTGCTGCCAGTTGGGACTGTAACAGTTACTCCACTATTAATGGTAACTGTACCTGCACTCATAGCATTGGTATTTGTTGAAATGGTGTAGCTTGACGCAATAGTATTTGTATTTTCCCAAATAGCTCCGCCAGTTACTGCTACTTTAGTTGAGTCATTATAATAAATAGATTGACCAGCAGGGTAAGTACAAAAGACATCTTTAGTACCTGATGTAAATGATATTTTACTTCCAGTAGATGATGATAATACTGTATCCCTAGATAATGTTCCTGCTCCAACCGTTCCGATACCTACTTCCCATTCTGTATTATTGACAATACTATAATAGGTAGTGTTGGTATTACCTATAGCACTTGAGAATGTTTGAAAGCCAGAAACTGCACCTGAAAGGGTAAATGTTCCTGTACCTGTGGTTGTACTATTCTCACGTACCCTGTCTTTAACGACTAGAGCCATGTTTTACCCCTAAGCTAATGTTACTGACAATGAACCTGATGCGATTTTAAAAATATCGCCAGAGTCAATAGTTTTACTTACATCTAATGCTGTATGGTAAAGTAAGTTGCCTGTTGTTAAAGCATCATAAATACCAATCCAACCTACTGTTCCCCATGAACCTGTTGCTTGTGGGAAAGTAACGTCAGCAGTTGTTACTGAAGCACCGTTAGAAGGAGCTCCAAATGTAGCTGAAACTCTAGCATAACTTCCTCCAGATACTTCTGTACCTGTTCCTGCGTCTGTAGGGTCACTTGTAAATAATGCTATATAAGGTGTTGAAATTGCTGTAAAAGCAGTACCCCTTAATGTTTCATTAATAAGTGCGTTTTCTAAGTAATTACTCATTTCTGCCATGATTTTTCCTTTATCTTGGTGTTACGTTTAATGTTGTGTATGCGTATGTTTGACCTAAGTCATTTGTCTTAATGTTTGCTATTGCTCTGTCATATAATGCTGACCATGTTGCTGTCCTTGGGTCATTCATTAAATACGGTTCTGCTTCAGCCAATGTTGCGTAAAGTAAAGCATCTGGGTAGTTAGCTAGAAATAAATTACTAGATGTTGTAGTAGAAATAAATGTAGGTTGAGCATAGTATAGAATTTGAACTGTGTAACTTCCATTTTGACTAGGTGCAAATTGGAACTCTGTGCCTAACATTGTAAAGTAATGTGAACGACCTGATAATGATGTTTGACCATTACGGAAAAACAAGTCAGGTGATTGATACTCTAAGATAATAGGTGGATTACCTTGAAAGTGCATCTCTCTTAACTCTAAGAAGTCAGTAGGAAACGATACTTTGTTATCTGCAGGTGCTGTTGTAGCCACCTTTAACATTTTCTCTGTTCGTAAGTCACGAGTCATTCTTAACTGTGCCATCTGAACAAAGTCAGGGATAACAGTTGTTAAGTCTGTTCTAGCTAGATAGCTTTCTACCGTTGATACAAAGGTAGTATAGTTTGTAAATGCCATTCGTAATCCTTATTGTTTTTTAACTAACACGATACAACCATTATCTATCTTTACTTGTTTAACTACAGTAAAGCGAGTGCTGAGATGTTTATTCCACCACTCTAAAGGTTGTTGTATAAGATGTGCGTTTCTACCGTCTGGTAATATTTTCATTGCTGGACCAGTATGTATTGTAAATAGTCCGTATTTGTTTACTACTCTTTTTAAATCATCTAGTACGTTATCTAGTAATTCAGGTTCTATGTGTTCAAGAACATCTATACATGTTACAAATTCATTTGGTTCTGGTGTTTGACTCCATAATGGATTACTAGGTTCATACGGAGTGTAGATTACTTCTGACTTTATGCTGTCCCTTAGTCTACATTTGCCTGCACCGTAGTCTAATAAACTTGTAATACCAAAACTTTGTATAACATCATCAACAATAGGTGCAAAGAACGTACTTGCTATCCCATATTCAGGGTTCTCATGCAGTTTAGACTGCATTTCTCTATATTCGTTAGAGATTAAGTTGTTCAATGACTTCTTTCCATGTTTTATCGTCTTGGTAAATAAGTCTCATGTGTCTATACCAAGGCATACTTACTTGAGCATATCTCCATTGGTGATATTTAGGTACTAAGCACCATGTTTTAATGCCCATAGCAGCACTACAATGTAAAGCTGTAGTGTTTACCCCTAAAACCATATCACAAGCTGCTATAAGAGCTGCTGTATCATCATAATCTTTTGCGTCAGATGCTAATTCTAGATACTTAATGCCTTCAATTTTGCTCTCTACGCTATAATCTAAGCTAACTAACTGTATATCTTTGCGTCTTAATAGTGGTTGTAAGTCTTCTTCTGTAAGTTGTCTACCTTTAGAGTTAGTTCTAAATGTACCGCCTTTAGTAGTGATGCCTATTACAGTCTTATCCCATGGTTTAAACATGGCTTTCCACATTTCAACCTTATCTGTATCAGGTACTAGAAAAGAAGTCCCAGGAAAAGATTTACTCGTTGGTCTGAAAAACTGGGGTAAGCCACCAATAGCACATCTTGCATCAATTGTAATGTCATTTATCCACTCCACTTCTTTTGCTTTACGTGTTCCATGAACAATTGCTTTAGGGAAGCTACGTTTAAATAATGTTTCTAATCTTTCATCACAGTCTATGTAGACTTGCTTACTAATGTCTATAGCGTCTGGTATACATGATGCGTAGAATATCTCATCACCTAAACCTTGTTCGCCATATATAACTAAGTCTTTACCGGATGAACCATCCCATCTAGGTTCGTCTTTATAAACTAATTCTTTACGGAACTTACCACCTAGTGACTTGTTCCATTCTGCCCAACCTTCTACCCATTGTCCTTTTGCTAAGTAACTATGAGCTAGGTTTAATTGTGCGTTTAATTCTTTAGGGTCACATTCTAAAGCCATCTTTGCTGACTTCTCTGCATCATCCCATCTTGACATCTGAACGAGTGAAGCTGAAGCGTTAGCATAAGCTAGTGCATAGCTAGGGTCTAATTCTGCTGACTTTAAGAAGTACTTAATAGCATCATCAAACATATCCATCTCATGACATGCACGACCTAGAGATGTCCATAATGCTTTATTGCTTGGTTGTTCTTGTAATGACCTACGGAAGAACTGATATGCAAATGCAGGCTTATCGCCCATCAACCAAATGTATCCTAAGAAATGTAATGTAGCTGCATCATTAGGATAAACCATCAACACTTCGTTAATGATAGGCATTGCTACGTCATACTCTTCTTTTTGTATGAGGTCGTGTATTGCTAACTGTACTTTCTTTAATTCGTCTTTATCCACGTTTAGTAGTCAGTTTAAGATATGGATAGTTTTCGTTTATTTCTTTCATTAACTCTTTTGTTTGGTTAGGATTATACATGTCTATACCCTTTTGCTTTAACTGCATTTCCACTACAGGTGGAATACTAGCAAAGTGTGCCCATTCTTCTTTAACACCTTTATTCCAAATTTCAGGGTTATCTCTGGACTGTTTAATCTTGTCTAACATGCCACTCAAATCTTGAGTAGAAGTTAGGTAGTATGTATCTTTAGCAGGGTCATAGTCAAAGTACTGACTTACACCTGTTACGCTATTGTGGTCAAATAATATTGGCATAATATAAATACAACAGAGGGAGAATTAACTCCCTCTATTATATCACATCTAATTACTAAACACCTACGTTTTGCACTTTTGCATGTGCGTCAGGGTTTTGAACTACTAAAGCATATTCTGCTGTTAATAGCCAGTTTGTTGCGTCACCAGTCTTAGCAAGTTCTTCTTTGCTTAAAGGACGTAATGAAGCTAAACCAACATAACCTGGGTCAACAGCAAGAACTGCTTGGTCACGCATGAAACGGTCAAGTTTCACAGTGTGATTACCGAAGTCAGAAACGTAAACGTCTGCTGCACCAGTAATAGTAGCTTGTGTTGTACCTTGAACATTGTTGAACTTAGTAGCAATACCGCTAAAGCCAGAGAAACGTGCTTTGTTAGTTGCTGACATAAGGATTAATGATGGCTCGCCACCGTCTGTCCAAGCTAATTGTAAAGCTGACTTTAAGTCTGCTTCAATGAATGTTACTTGAGTACCGTCTGTAGGAGCTGCAACTGTACCGCCTGAGAAACCAGGTGTTGTACCAGATGTAGAACCTGTAGCTAATACTCGGTTAGTAATCCAAGACTCAATACCTGCAGATGAACGAGCTGTTGCTGCACCACCTGCTGAAGATGCTTGGTTACGTACGATAGCATATTCCATGTCACGTTTCATTTCTTTACCAGCTTTCATAAGTTGGTAAGCAACTTCAGATTTACGACCATACTTACGTACTACGTCATATGTGTTTGAAATTTGAACTGTCTTACGTGAGATTTGAGTATAGTTACCTAATACTGTTGTTGATGCTAATGTTGCGAATGAAGCGTCATCACCTTCAAGTGCTCTGTTAGTCGCTGCTGCTGCTAAAGCGTCTGTTTGCCATTGATGGTAAGTTTGACCTGCTGACATTCTTTTTGCTATTGAAAGCAATGGTGTATCTTCTGGAGAAATATCAAAAATGATATCTTCAAATGACTCCGCTATACCTTTACCGGTATAACTATTGGTTGCTGCTGTTGCCATGATTTTTTCCTTTGTAAATTAAAGCATGTTTTCTATAAGTTTTGTAGCCATATCTGACTTACCAGTCTTACGTAATGAATCACGTAATTGACGGTGAGCAGAACTAGCTTCCGCTTTAGTATCTTTAGAACCAGGTTTCACTACTGGTTTAGCACTTGATACTTTTTTCTTTACAGTAGAATTCTGTTGAAGTTTTCGCCATTGCATAGCGTCATGCAATACCTTTACGTGACGAGGGTCAACAATTGAGTTAAGTTCTGCATCTGAAAAACCATAATCCTTGCCAGTAGATAACAATGCTTGGTTAGTCTCAGGACTCCAATTTGGTATCTCTTTTGCTAGAATTTCTTTTCCTTGTGCTATCTTCTCAGACATCAATTGCGTTTGCTTCTGAACGACTTGTTGCTTTTTGGCTTCAAACTGTGAAACAAGTTGACTACGTTCTTGCTGTAGTTGGTTGTATGTAAAGAAAAGTTTTTGTGCTTCCACAAAGTCATTATCAGACAATTGTTGCCAATTCACGTTAGCATATTGGTTTAATTGTTGGTCTAATGATGTGATTTTTGCTACATCTTCAATTAAGACATTGTTAAGTTGCATCTGCTCTTGAAAGGCTTGCTCCTGCATTTGTATTTGCTGGGCATACGCTTCTAGTTCTTTGCGTTGTTCTGCGACTTGTTGTGTCTTTTGCGTGTAGTCTAAGCCTTGTTGTGCTAATGCTACGACTTCGTCTAGTGGTTTCTCAACATCTTCACCATTGACTTTAAGTTTAAGGATAGCAGGAACTTCATCTTGCGACTGTTCTTCTTCCTCAGCTTCGTCATCTGATTCTTCTGTTGCTTCTTCTGATTCTACTTCTTCAGTAGCTTCAGCTTCAGCCTCTAGTGGTGTTTGTTCTTCTTCGTCTTGAAGTTCAGGTGGTTTAATATCTGATTCAATACTATCACCAAGCATAGTCTCTAACCGACTTTGTGGTGACTGTTCTGCGACTTGGTCACTCATAGTTTATTTCCTTGAAATTAGACAATAAAAAAGCCTACCGAAGTAGACTTTAAGTGGGTTTGTCCTTACCCAAATACTTTAAATCTTGGCTTATCCGTTTGGATAGCTGCGAGCTTACCTGTGGTCATCACGTCAGTAAGTTGCTTGTTTATTTGATTTAGTAGTTGCAGTGCGATAACTAATTTGTTATGTGTTTTTTCATCACCTAATGGACTATTCGCCATACTAGAAATAAGACTTTCACGAACCTTATCCATAGCTTCTTTGTAGATAGGGTTATCTAATATTTGTGCTGCTTGTTCACCACGTTTAACTTCTTCTAATGACTTATCCGCCATATATCATTCCTGACTGTGCTTTAATTTGTGCGATAGCTAAATCAGTCTCTGCTTTAAGTTGTGCCTTGAATCGTTCCAATTCAGCTTGAGCTACTATCTTCTCACGTTCAATAATTATATCATTCTTACTACGTTCTTGTTCTTGCATCATTTGAGCATCAGCTTTTTGTTGCTCAATTTGTAGCTGACCTTGAACCATAATTTCTGCTTCAGAAGGTTTATCTTGTTGACCTTCTTGCTCAGGCATATTAGCTGGATTAACCCAGAACTCTTCAGGATTCTTAAAGCCTGCGTTCTGTGTAAGTTTAGCTAAAGCGTTGTATATCTTCTCTGGTGATGTTAAGCCAGCACCAATAGCTTCTTTTTGCATATTAATGATAGACATGAGATGTGCTAATTGTTGGTCTTTATTACCTGCACCTAAGCCTACAGAGATAGATAAGTCTTTACGAGCTTTCCATTCTCTAGGGTCTACTTCTATCCATTTATTACGTAAACGAATAATGTCTGGTTTAGTAAGTGTTGTTCTAACTAAATGGTGCACAAGTTTAAATAACTCTTTTACACCTGTCTCAGCAAATGTTCTAGCTACTAACTCAATACGTTGTTGAGACGCATTCATAATCTGTGCTACACCGGTAGCTGTCTTGTTAAGACTGTTAGCATCTAATCCTTGATTGTAAGCTGTGATACCTGTTCTCTTCTCTTTCATAGAGTCCATGTATTCAACCATGCCGAATGATGATGCTGGTAGTGGTGGATGTGATAAAGGCATGATACCTGAACCTGGGTCACCTTCTACACGAACAATACCACCTGGTCTTGACGTTAGCATATCGTCTAGGTTTACTCTATCTGAGATAGCATAACGACCATTGTTAGCTAGATACATGTTATCTAACTGACCACGAATAAGGGTAGACTTAATTAACTGAATGTCCATAGTCAAGTCAGCATAAGAACGACCAATATGTCTATGTGGCATAATCATAGGTGTGATACATGCGAAAGGTACATACTCGCATTTCTCTTTGTAAAGAATTGTATTACCTAATACAACAACTCTATGTCTTTCACCATCTAACTTAATGTATGTGTCTTTAACTAAACCTTCTTCTGGAGCAATAGCTCTATCATATTCTTCATCATAAATATCACGTGCATTAGACTCTTCTTCAAAAGTGTCTCTAATGTCTGACATGATAGACTTGATGTATTCTAATGGCTTGTCAAATGCTTCAGCAATACTAGCTAACTGCATGACTTCTCTATGCTGAACGAAGGTAGCGTCTTGTAAGTTAGGACCTGATACCTCTACAGATATCATCATGTTTTCAGGTGCTACGTTATCAATGTATATTTCAGTCTTGCTTTCTGTAACCTTGAGCTTAACGTCATGTAACATAGGTTGCATAACTGTAGCTGGGTCAACACCATTCATAGCTGCTTGCTGATAGATAACATCCATATTAATAGATGGGTCAGGGTAGCCAGTATGCTCTAATACTTCTGTCTTCTCATCTGAAGCCAACATTTGTAGTTGTGCGTCTGTAAGACCTTTGTACTCGTATTCTTCTACTTCTTCCTCTTCTTCAGAGTAAACCTTTACATATCCGTTCTTAGAGAGTAGTGCGTCTTTAAACCATACATAGAATACTTTAAACCCTTCGTTCTTTTCCATAACAATATGGTTAATGTAATCTGTTTCTTGGTCTGCTGCTTCTTGGTCTTCAGGACCTTTAGGGTCAAACTGAACAACCTTGTCACCAGCTACAAAAACTTTAAGTAGTTGTGGTAATGCTGACTCAATCGTGTCTTGCACGTCATAAGATACAACTTGTGAACGACCTTCTTCTTCGTTACCGAATGGTTGACCTAAGTAATAGTCAATAGCCTCTGCTCTATCGTTAGATAGTGATGAGTCATTTACACCATAGGCAATAGATTCTTGTTGCTCTATCTGTGCAATGATTTCCATATCTTGTATCTTCATTAAACAATCCCTCTATTTGTATATTGTATCTTCTCTTTGCTCCATGACTCGTTCTTCATAGACTCAATAGAGGTACATAAGTATCTGAATGCGTCTGCTCCATGAGAGAACTCATCATGCAATGGTGCACCAGGTTCGTTGGTTGCAGAGTTTATACTTCTGCGATAATTCTTTAAACATTCAACAAGTCTTT